GATTAATGTAAATACTGAGATTGAAACATTAAAATCTGAGTTAGCAGAACTTAAATCAACAAATAAAGAATTATCTTCAGAAAAAGAAAAACTATCTGCACAAGTAGTAGAGTTATCAAACGAACCTGCTGCTAAACCTGTAGATACAAACAAATTTAGTGCTTTAGGTAGAGAAACTTTACAAAGAGATTTATCTAAAATGACTAAAAGAGAAAGAATATTATATAACATAACAAATAAATAAAAAATTAAATTATGGCTTTTACAGTAACATCAAATTATGCAGGTAAAGCATTTGGACAATATGTGTCTGCTGCTTTAAAAGAAGCTAAATCCTTAGAGGGTTTAACTGTCTTAGAAAATATTAAATATAAAGAAAACATTAGAAAAATGGCAGGTTCTGCTCTAGTAAAAGATGCAACTTGTGATTTCACAGATGCAGGTACTCTAGCTTTAACAGAATCAGTTTTAGAACCTAAGAATCTACAAATCAATGTAGACCTTTGTAAAAAAGAATTATTAGAGGGTTGGGAAGCAGAAGAAATGAAAGCAGGTGCTTTTAACAGAACTGCTCCAACTTTTGACCAGTATGTATTATCTTACTTTGGAGAGATTATTGCTGATTCAGTAGAGAGTTCTATTTGGACTGGTGCAGGTACAGCAGGTACTTTTACAGGATTTCTAAAAGCTACTACAGGTGCTTTCGCTACAGGAGGTGCAGTACAAGTAAATAATGTAGGTGGTGCAGGTACTGCTTATACTGCTGCAAACATTATTGCTCAATTACAATTATTAGTATCTTCTATCCCTGCTAACGTATATGGTAGAGATGATTTAAGAATCTATATGAATATGAAAACTTACAGATTCTATATTTCTGCTATCTCTACATTAGGATATGTTAATGCTTACAATATGAACGGAGATTATATCCCAATGTTTGAGGGTATCACAATCCAACCTTGTCCTGGTATGCCAGATGACAAATTAGTTGCTGCTGAAACTTCTAACTTATTCTTTGGTACTGACCTTATCTCAGATAACACAAATATCAAAATGCTTGATATGACTGACCTAGATGGTTCAGACAATATGAGAGTTGTTGCTAAGTTCTCAGGAGGTGTTCAGGTAGGTGTTGGTTCTGACGCAGTACAACAAGATTAATAACTGATTAAACGGAGAGAGGGTTTATCCCTCTTTCCTTAACTTTAAAAAAAAATAATATGTCTTGTAATTTAACAAAAGGAAGAAACATAACTTGTAGAGATACAGTTGGTGGAGTAAAGGCAATTTACTTTGCACAGTTTGATGAGGTTGCTTCTTATGTAACTGCTTCAGGCGAATTGACTGACTTTGACTTAGGTGGTTCTGATGACATATATAAATACACTTTAAAGAGGGGTACTGCTTCTTGTACGGAAACTTTAACAGGTTCTAGTGAGAATGGTACTGTATTTTATACACCATCAGTTAATATCAAACTACACAAATTAACAAAGGAAGATCAAAACCAAGTAAAACTATTAGCTTCTAATAGATTGGTTATTTTCTTAGAATTAAACGAAGTATTAACGGCTAACTCACATAATGTGTTATTAGCTTTAGGACTAGAAAATGGAATGGAACTAAACGTAGGTACTAACGCAACAGGAACTGCATTTGGTGATATGAATGGTTACGACTGGACATTTGATGGTATGGAAAGAAATGCTATGGTAACAGTAGCTGACTATACTACAAATCCACTAGACAATTCTGCATTTACATTTAATAGTATAATAACAACGTAAACTATTGTTTTCATATTTCTTAAAGGGACTGCTTCGGTAGTCCTTTTTTTTTATCAAACAAAAACGACTTTTTTCTATTATATAGTAAGTAAACAATTATGATACACGCAACAACAGATTCTAATGCAGTTTTTATAGTAACGACAGAAGAGAAAAGAATTGATACTGGTGTACCATCTTCGCAGATAAGATATTTGTTTAAATTAACAAATGATATGTCTGAGAATGTTGTTTATGCTTATGGACAAGGACAAGGAGTAAATGATAGATATACAAAAGTTGAAATTTTATCAGGTTCTAATGAAGTATATACAGGAACAGTAAATTTTAGTCCTAGTGGTTATTGGACTTATGAAATATTTGAGGTGTCTTGGCAAGGATCAAGTGTAGTGTTAAGTGATACTACTGCACCCAAAACAGAAACACAAGTATTAACTCCTGCTGCAAATACTAAAGGAGTTGTTAAAGGAAGTATAGAAAAAGGAAAATTAAACGTAGCAGAAGCATCAGGAAGTGAAGAAGTACAATATACAGAACACTCTGCACCTACTGGTACGAATTACATATATGTTAGTTAAATAAATAAAAAAAATGGGAATAAAAAATACACAAGCATTATTAAATGAACAATTAGGTCAATTAGGAGGAGTAGAAATATTTACAACTGCTGCACAGACAGGTAAAGATTACTATGCTATTTACTTTGTAAAGGAAAGTGTTATAGGTACTATCACTATGACTGATTCAACAGGTTCTAGTGCTTTACATACAACTGTACCTGCGGGTATGACTTTGTTTGGTAAAGTAACTGCTATTACACTTACAAGTGGTTTAGCTATTGCATACAAAAACTAAGAAATGAAATTAGCATTAGGACTATCTTTACCTTCAAGTAACAAGGGAGGTCTTACACCTACTCAAATACAAGTTAATGTTTTTGAAGCTAGGGTTATAGCTGATGGTGGAGTATTTGAAGCTAAAACTTGTTTAGTAAATCAATTAAAAACTTTAAATAATATAGCATGAGTTTATTAGATGATGTAAGTATTGTAGTTACTCCTAACGGATATAAGGCAGGAACTTTGTATGGTGTTTTACCAACAGCTGTTGAAGGTTCAGAAGAAGTAACTAATGGAAATTTTGCGACTGATTCAGATTGGACAAAAGGTACAGGATGGAGTATTGCTAATGGTAAAGCATCAAGTGATGGTGTTAGTAGTAGTTCTTATTTATATCAAGAAAACATATTGACACTTAATACTTTTTATAAAGTTACTGTTGATGTAATTACAAATTCAGGAGAAGTCAGGTTTTATATTACATCTTCTATTACTAAAACTATAAATTCAACTGGAACATTTACTTTTTATGCTATTTCTGACAGAACAGATTTAGATTTATATATTCAATCAATTAATTTTAATGGTTCAGTAGATAACATATCAGTAAAAGAATGGACAGCATCAGATATGGATGTTACTAGAGCAACTGCTGCTACAAGAGTAGATGAGAATGGTTTAGTAAATTATGCTGAGGTTGTAGGAAGTGAGTTAGTTACTAATGGAGATTTTACTACTGATTCAGATTGGACTAAAGGTGCTAATACAACTATAAGTGGTGGTAAATTAAATTCAAATTCAGCAGGAGTTTTTATTACAGCATATCAATCAGGAATATTAACTCAGAATCAATTATGTAAATATTCAGTTACATATACAATAACAAGTGGTAGTGTTAGATTAGGAGATTCAATTGCAGTTTGGTCAGGTAGCACACAATCTACATCAGGAACATACACAGGTTATATTACAGTTGATTCTAGTTCTGATACTAATTTATACATAAGTTCACCTAGTTCAAATTTTGTAGGTTCAATAGACAACATATCAGTAAAAGAAGTAGACTTAAACAACGTACCTCGTATAGACTACACAGGAGGAGGTTGTCCACATATATTAGCAGAGCCACAGAGGACTAATCTTCTTACCTATTCAGAAGATTTTAGTGATAGTTCTTGGTCTAAAACTAGTGGTGGAACAGGTAGTGTTCCTGTTATAACTTCAAATAATGTTATATCTCCAGATGGAACACAAAATGCAACTAGAATTGTTTTTGATGCAGGTTCAGGAACATCAAATAGTAATAAATCTGAAATATCTAGCAGTGTAACTGCATCTGATAATACTAATGCAACTGCAAGTATATATTTAAAAGGACTAAATGGTGGAGAACAATTAGTATTTAGGGGTGTTGCCTCTTCTACATATACACTTATAACTCTTACTACTGAATGGCAAAGATTTAGTACAACTGAAGATTCAGGAACATCAAATGATTTTATACAATTTGGTATAAGACAAAGTGTTAGTGGACATGGAGTAATAAATGCAAATCCTACTATATTTGCTTGGGGATCACAAATTGAAGAAGGTTCTTACCCAACATCATACATACCAACATCAGGAAGTACAGTTACAAGAAATAAAGACCTCTTTACAAGAGATGGTATAGCGAGTTTAATAGGACAAACAGAAGGAACTATGTTTGTTGATGTAAAAATTAAAACTATTACTGGAAGCGAAGGAATTTGTAACATAAGTTCTGGTGCATATGCTAATCACGTTTCAATAAATAGAGTAGGAAATAAGTTTCAATTTGTAAGAAATTCAGCAACACAAAGTGGTCCAACAATAGTAGATAGCTCAACAATAACTGTAGGTAATTTTAAGTTAGCTATCGCATACAAAAGTGGAGATACTGCTTGTTTTTTAAATGGAACGCAAGTTAGCACTACTCAAACTCAAACATTTACTAATGGAACTTTAAACGTGATGAGAATTGGTGCAGACCCAATAGGTTCAATTCCAGTTAATGCTAATTACAATCAGGTACAAGTATATAAGACTGCTTTAACAGATGCTCAATTAATTTCTTTAACTTCATAAAATGAATATATACAAATTACACTACGACACAAAAGCAACAGGAGATGCTGACTTACTATCTAAAGGTACTTATGAAGTAGTAACTGAAGAAGGTGTAACTCAAGATGTTTACACTAATGGTACACAAGCTATAGTATATATAGGTAAGATAGTAGAGATACCTGCGACTTATGATGATGAAGGACACGAATTAACACCTCCTGTTTATTATACTGGAGTATTCTATGACTTAATGACTACAGAAGAATTTGACTTTGGAACTAATGAGATATTCCCAACAGATTGCGTACATTCGTTTGCAGGATATGAGAAAAATGCTGAGGGTACTGACATTGATCCTGAAGAACTAGAAGAAATATAAAATAAATAAAATGAAAGATACAATTTTATCAGTAGATTTATCATCCGAAACAAGTCCTGTCGTACAGGAAGTGAGAGGTAGGGATTATATAGAGTATGGTACTGAGGACTACAAAAACCTTTACCCACAGTTCTTAATAGACCTTTACTATAATTCTAGTACCCATAGTGCTATTATAAACACAACTTCGGAGATGATTGCAGGAGAAGATATAATAGTAGAAGAAAGCGAGAACTTAGAACAATTTGTAAAACTTAAAAAATTCTTTGCAGAAGCTAATGGTAAAGAAACACTACACGAGGTAATTAAAAAACTTTCATTTGACTTTAAACTACAAGGTGCATTTGCTATTCATATTATTTGGAATAAAGCAAAAACAGAAATAGCTGAGATTTACCACGTACCAGTAGAAAGAGTTAGAGCATCACGACCTAATGCTATGGGTGTTGTAGATTGTTACTATATAAGTTCAGATTGGAGTAATACACGAACAAACAAACCAGTAAAGATAGCAGCATTTAATACTAAGGATAGAACTAATCCTAGTCAGTTATTATACTCAGGTT